ATAGCATTAGGATAAAAAATAAAAAGAAATGGCAAACGCATTTAAAAATAGTATAGCGGGTTCAATTGGAACAACAGGTGTGAAAATATATGAAACACCTGCGGCAACTTCAACAACTGTAATTGGGGTTGGTGTAGCAAATGTAAGCACAAATAATATATCAGTTAGTGTAATGGTTAGAGATACATCGGCTAATAAATGTGTTTACGTTGTAAAAGATTCTTTAATTATACCCGGTAGTACTAATGTGTTGGTAGGTGGTGAGCAAAAGTTAGTTTTGGAAACAGGAGATTTTCTATCAGTAACATCATCGTTAGCCAATTCAGCAGATGTAATTGTTTCGGTATTGGAAATAACATAAAAGTTGTAATTAATGGAATATTTAGGTGGTAACCCAAATGGTTTAAATCAACAAACTAAAGATAAAATTTCTTTATTTGTAAGTGGAAGTAGTGTAGCTAATTTTTCATCTCATTCAATAGATGTGGGTGCAAATTTTTCCGCTTCTGCAATACAAACATCTTTAATCGGGTCACCAACAAATTCGATTCAAATAAATTCTAATGTAAAAATTAGTGGTTCAATTACTTCTTCACTTTTTATTGGTGATGGCGGTGGTTTGTTTAACATTAATGCAGCGGCAATTGGGGATTTAGATAGATTAAAATCAGGTTCGGCAACTGCGATAATTTCTCCAAATAGAGGGTTAGTAGTTAATACTGATTTAACTGTAGCAGGTACAATAAATGCAACTGAATTAAAAGTAACTTATATATCATCATCAATAATCTACGCAAGTGGAAGTAACAAATTTGGTGATGCACAAAATGATAAGCAAGAATTTACTGGTAGTGTAGGAATTACGGGTTCATTATCATTTGGAATTGGTTCACTAAAATCAGATATAACAACCGATGAGGTATTAGTTTATAATTCATCAACAGGTAAAATTGGTATAAAAACAGCAGCGGCAACTTCTGGTACATCGGGAACATCGGGAACATCTGGTACTACTGGTTCGGAAGGAACTTCTGGTACATCAGGAACTTCTGGTACATCGGGTACATCAGGAACTTCAGGAACATCTGGTAGTGGAGGAAGTAGTGGAACTAGTGGCACATCGGGAACTTCTGGAACATCAGGTACTTCTGGAACTTCTGGTAGTGGAGGAACTTCGGGAACATCTGGCACTTCTGGAACATCGGGAACATCAGGAACAAGTGGAACTGATGGAACTTCTGGTTCAGGAGGAACATCTGGAACATCGGGAACTTCAGGTACATCCGGAAGTACGGGTTCATCAGGAACATCCGGTACATCTGGAAGTTCAGGAACAAGTGGAACATCTGGCTCAAATGGAAGTAGTGGTACTTCAGGTACTTCTGGTTCACAAGGAAGTTCTGGTACATCGGGTACATCTGGTTCAACCGGAACTGCAGGAAGTTCAGGAATTAGTGGTACCGGTGGAAGTGGTGGTTCGTCAGGAACTTCAGGAGTAAGTGGTTCATCAGGAACTTCGGGAACATCCGGTACTAGTGGTGTAACGGGAGCTGGTGGAGGTACTGGTACTGCAGGTAGTGGAGGTTCATCGGGAACTTCTGGTACATCTGGTATTAATGGGACATCGGGAACATCAGGAACATCAGGAACTTCTGGAGTAAGTGGAGCCGGTGGAGGAAGTGGTTCATCAGGAACTTCAGGAACAAGTGGTACTTCTGGTACTTCTGGAACTTCGGGAACAAGTGGGGCATCGGGTACATCTGGAACAAGTGGTGCACAAGGTTCATCGGGTTCAAACGGAACATCAGGAACTTCAGGCACATCAGGAACTTCTGGCACAAGTGGAAGTAGTGGTACTTCGGGAACATCTGGAATAAGTGGAGTGCAGGGTTCATCTGGAACTTCGGGTACATCTGGTACATCGGGAATAAATGGAAGCTCAGGAACAAGTGGTATAAATGGAAGCTCAGGAACAAGTGGTATAAATGGAAGCTCAGGAACAAGTGGTATTTCAGGTTCATCAGGAACTTCTGGAGTAAGTGGTTCGGCTGGTAGCTCTGGAACAAGTGGAACATCAGGAACATCAGGAACTTCTGGAACTTCCGGTGCAAGTGGTTCTTCGGGAACATCAGGAACTTCTGGTACATCTGGAACTTCCGGTGTAAGTGGTTCTTCAGGAACTTCTGGTACATCGGGTACTTCCGGAGTAAGTGGTTCATCGGGAACATCCGGTACTTCAGGAACTTCTGGTAGTAGTGGTACTTCTGGTACATCGGGTACTTCCGGAGTAAGTGGTTCATCGGGAACATCCGGTACTTCAGGAACTTCTGGAACATCTGGTAGTAGTGGTTCATCGGGAACTTCTGGTACTTCAGGTAGTAGTGGCACATCAGGAACATCTGGAACATCTGGAACATCTGGTTCGTCCGGTACTTCTGGATTATTATCATTAACGGGTACAACAGATAATGGTGTAATCACCCTAAACGGAACTGCACCAAACGCAACCGTTGAAGCAAATTTAAAATTCGATGGTACTACATTAACGGTAACTGGTAACGCTACAATTAGTGGTGACCTTACTGTAAGTGGTACAACAACATATATTAATACAACAACTCTTAACGTAGGTGATAATATTATTACACTTAACGCAGATATTGGAGCATCAACTACACCAACTGAAAATGCTGGTATAGAAGTTAAGAGAGGTAATGCAGCAACAAAACAATTTTATTGGGATGAAGGTAGTGATAGGTGGTATCATGATGATAACACATATATAGCTGGTAATTTAGTTCTTACTGGTACGATAGATACTGGTATAGGTGCAACTGAGGTTTATTTAATGAACCAAAATGTTAGAACTACTGATGCTGTTACATTTGCAACTGTAGATACGGGACAAGGTGCAACTGAGGTTCACTTAATGAATCAAAATCTTAGAACAACTGATAACGTTACTCATTCAACGATTACGGCTACAAATGGTGTAACTGTAAGTGGTGGAAACCTTTCAGTAAGTGCAGGTAATATAACAATAAGTGGTACGATAGATACGGGACAAGGTGCAACTGAAGTTCACCTAATGAATCAAAATATTCGTACAACTGATGCAGTAACGTTTGCAACTGTGGATACGGGACAAGGTGCAACTGAGGTTCACTTAATGAACCAAAACGTAAGAACTACGGATGCGGTTACATTCTCTACGGTTGATACGGGACAAGGTGCAACTGAGGTTCATTTAATGAACCAAAACATAAGAACTACGGATGCTGTTACATTTGCAACTGTGGATACAGGACAAGGAGCTACGGAAGTTCATTTAATGAATCAAAATCTTAGAACAACCGATTCGGTAACATTTGCAAATGTAACATCAAACTTAACCGGTACTGCTGATAGAGCTGAAGCTGTTGATTCAAACGATACTAGAAATACAAATGATACACCATCGAGTAAAAATGCTGGAGTTTATTTTGATTTCAAAGCAAATAGTACAAACGGATTAAGTGATGGTGGTTCATACAACGGACAAATGTTTTGGAGAAGTTATGGTGGTAGTACTGATTTAAGTGGTGGAGCTCCAATACAAATTGCATATACGGCAAATCATAGATTGTGGACAAGAATTGGAACTGGTGCATCAACATGGAGTAGTTGGCAACAAATATTAAATAGTGTTGACCAAATTTACGCTTATAATATGAATCAGTATGTTCGTACAAGCGATAATGTAGTATTTAATCAAGTAACAGCAAACGCTGGTGGAAATGGTGGAGCGTATTATTTATCGGATACTGGTGCTGGTTTATATAGAGATAACACATATGATGTTGTTCTTTTACAAAATAACTCATCAGGTAATACATTATATTTAGCAGGAGCTGGTGCGGTTCGTGTAAGTATTGATGCTAATAATAATGAAACTGCACAAAAATTCATAATTGGTAATAACGCAATAAAATCATCAAATGAATTATTCTCCGTAGATGAAAGTGGTATTGCGTTTGCATCAACCGATTTCAGAGCACCATTATTTAGAGATAATGATAATACTGGATATTATGGTGATTTTGCAGGAACAAACAATTTCAACCAAACGGAGCAAAATGGTAGACTTTGGTTTTCAAACTATTTGGTAGCTCGTGGTGATGGTGGTATGATGGGTAGTTATAATTCTACTGGTACTGCTGAAAAAGTAATTTGGACAATTGGCGAATCTTGGCCAATAGGAAATATGTATGGTCTTGGTTATTCATATGGAAGTGGATATGGACATCATTTAGTATTAAAAAATAATGGTTCAACTTATCATAGAATTTCATTTGCTAGTGAAGGTGCATATTTTACTGGAGATATAACTAATAGTAGTAATTTATACTCTTATAGATTTTATGATAGAGATAACACAGCATATTACTCTGACCCAGCTGGAACATCTAATGAAAACGTAATAACATCAAATACCCATAATGTAAATTATGGAAATTCATTTGTAGCACAAGGATATAATAATGCTGGTGGGTTTGCAATGAATAACGCATCTACCTATTGGGGATTAATGTGGAATTATTCGGCAAATGATTGGAGATTGGGATACGGTTCAACAACGGCGCAACAGAATTGGAACTTACGTTGGGATAATGGTTCTACTGTTTGGGCAAATGGTTCGTTTAGAGCACCAATATTTTATGATAGTGATAATACAGCATATTATACTGACCCTAATGGTGGTTCTTATTTGAGAGGTAGACTAGACGTAGCGGGCGGACATGGAAACTCATCACTTAGAGTAACTGCTATTGGTGGTGAAATGGGTACTGGTACTCCATCTTATTTACAAATGTGGGTATCTGAACCTGGTGTGACTTGGAACGATGGTGGGTTTGGATATAACGTAACAAATGACGGTGGTTCTCCTAATGGATTTGGTAGAATAAATACCGGACAGGGACAGGCTTATATGAGATTCAATACGTCTGGTAATACATATTTTTATAATACAAACACAAGTGGTACTCGTTATTCTACAATGGAATGGTATTCAGATGGTACGGTTTATGCAAATAACTATTTAACTGGAGGTAACTCATTAAGAGCACCAATATTCTATGATTCAAATAATACTGGATATTATTGTGACCCTAATGGAACTGCTAGATTATCATATGTAGTAGCAAATGGTGGTATTCGTATTGATGGAAATGAAAACCTTTATTTAGATAACAACTACGGACAATCTGTTGTAGGTGTTTATACATCTACTAGATATCAGGGTGTATTCTCAATGGGTAATTCATATAAGCCAGCAATAGATGGTACATCTTTAAATAACACATATGGTATAGTTTGGTCACATCCAAACGTTGGTGGACAAGGTAGTTATTTAAGTGACCACGGTATGATTGTGGCAAACTATGGTACTACCTTCGCTGCAATTTCTTCTACCATTTGGGTAAAGAATGATATGAGGTCACCTATATACTATGACCACAATACTGGATATTATTTCAATGGAGATGGTGATAGTAACTGGCAAGGTTTGACTGATTATGGTAAAATGAGAATTGGTTTAACTGCAAAAGGTAACTTTAGAAGAAATGATTATACTGGAGATTCTAACTATTGGGTAGGTTCAATGGGATGGGGTACAACTGACCTTATCTCTGTATTTACTTGGGGTAGTGGATTCTTTGATACTTGGAGTAATCCTTCTAACCAACCTGCAGGTACATCTCACTGGACTGGAGTTCAAGCACTTCACTATGTGAGTGGATATAATAGTGGATATGGATGGCAATTAGTTGGTGGACCTATTAGTGGTGCATGGTGGACTTCTTATTGGAGTGGAAAACGTCCTTGGTATAAATTGGCAATGTATGGGTTGAACGAATATTCATCAGATTTCTATGCATCTATATACTACGATTCGGATGATACTGGATATTATTTAGACCCCAACTCAACATCAGACCAAGCATTAAGAATCAGAGGTGGTGCATTGCATGGGCCCAACCCAACTTGGGGAGCATATCTTTATGTTGGTGCAAATGGTAGACCTAATAGCTGGGCATCTGTTGTAGCAACTAATGGTAACTTACACTTAGATTGTCAAAACGGATATGAAACATATATCAACCACTATTCTGGAAATAGAACGTATCTTTATGAAATAAGAACAAACTTTATTTACGATAGAGATAATACTGGATACTATTGTGACCCTCAATCATTTTCTCAATTTAGTAGTGCAAACTTTAATAACTACATAGAATTTGCTAGACTAAGGCCAATTGGAGTTGGTGGTAACTCTGGACAAGGTACTAATCCGTATGATATCTTCCAAGAAGGTGGTGGATGGGGTTATCCTTATCCGGATTTAAGAATTGCATTTCATACTGGTATTAAATTGGGAGCAAATGCTGGTTCGTATGAAGGAACTAGAGTTTATTCCGATTACGATATGAGTGATTTGTGTATTCAATTAGCAGGGGGTTCAAACTATTCATTTAAGTATAAGTGGATGTACACAAATAGTACTGGATTTTATTCGGATAGTAATGGTGCACACTGGTATCCAAATGATTGGACTTATGGTGCGTGGAGGATGAATGGTAATAGAAATGGATGGTATGGTCACGTAATTGATTCATCTTATAGACCTCACTATATGTGGGAGAGTGGTAATGGTGGTTGTTATTTACAAGACGCAGGAAGATGGGTATTCTATCATTCATTAGGAAATAACTGTACGGGACATGGTACATCATCAACATCAAGTTCATATAGAATATATGTTGGTGGTAGTATCTATGCAGAAGGTAATATAGTAGCTTATTCGGATAGACGTGCAAAAGAAAATATTACATCTGTAGATAATGCATTAGATAAAGTATTAAAAATGAGAGGTGTATTCTATAATACTATTAAAGATGAAACTAAAAAAAGACAAATTGGAGTAATTGCACAAGAAATAGAAGAAATATTACCTGAAGTAGTAACATATGCATCTGATGTTGATGAATATGGAGTTTCTTATGGTAATTTTGCTGGTTTATTTATAGAAGCAATAAAAGAACAAAGTGAAGTTATAAAAAAACAATCAGAAGAAATTAAAGAATTAAAAGAAATTTTAAATAATTTAATATTTAATAATAAAGAATAAATTATGGCACTAATTAGAGAGTACGAATTACCAGGAACTGGATTGACTGTACCAAATGCATATCACGTAGTTACAAATGTAAAAATTGAAAAAAGAATGGCAGACTTCAAGCCACCTGTTGATAATTCAAGACCTGATGGTTTAACACCAATGGATAGAAGCGCAGGTACTGAAGTATATTGGCAAGCTGGTTATACGGCAGAGGTAGCAGTAACTGTTTGGTTTAATAAAGCTGCAAGGGATGCTGATGCAAACCCAATTGGATTTATAGGAACAAATCCATCTGATAATAAACATGGTGTTAGTATTGGAACTGCTGGTATGGACCATAAGTGTAAATTTATGTTAGAAGTACCATCTGAATTAGACCATATGGCACAAGCATATAGACACCTTTTAACTACTGATTATTATAGTGGTTCGTTAGAAGTTTAAAAAATAAATTAGATATATTTATACAATATAAACACAATTATTATGGGATATACATACGAATGGAAGTTAATAGGGCTTAAAAAACAAAATAGCGCTAATATAAATGATGCCGTTGTTGGTACAAATTGGAAACTAACGGCTACAGATGAAGATGGTAATGTAGGTACTTTTACCGGAGCAACACCGTTCAGTATTAACACAATAAACACAGCTAGTTTTACAACATATAATGATTTAACAGAAACACAAGTTATTGGTTGGATTAAAAACCACGTAAGTGGTTCAGCTTCTACAAATTATTGGCCACATATAAATGGAGTAATTGAAAAACAAATAAATGATAAAAAATGGGTTAAGTTAGAAGTTGCTGAAGTAGACCTACCGTGGTCACCAACATCTGGCAGTGTAACTCCATATATAGCTGAAGCAGCTCCTGTTTAAACAAAATACAAAAATATAATTGTAGATTGTAATATCGATTCTTAATAATTAATTTGTGTTTTGAATATTTTGTTTATATTTATATGAGTATTACTGTAAGTTATTACTAATACAAACTTAAAATACAAATCGAAGAAATAAAATGGCAGAAAGAATCGTATCACCTGGCGTATTCACAAGAGAAAATGACCTATCCTTCTTAGCTCAAGGAGTTGGAGAAATTGGAGCGGCATTTATAGGACCCTTTAAACAAGGACCTGCATTCGTTCCAACAATCGTAAGAACGCAATCAGAATTTGAAGATATCTTCGGAACACCTGATGGAACTTATTATACCGAATACGCAGTACAAAATTATTTAAGAGAAGCTGGACAAGCAACAATCGTAAGAGTTGCCGGAATTGGTGGGTACTCACAGGCAGCACCTTTGGGTATATTAGCATCCGGTTCTCAAGGCAAAAAAATAGTTGGAGTTTTATATTCAACTAATTTTGGCGATGAGGGTGTTGGATTTTTAAATGCTTCTACTAACATTACAAGCAGTGTATCAACATCTGGTTCATTTGTAATATCAGGACTAATTAGTTCTGGTTCTGGAGCAGCTAGTGTATCAGCATCAATTTTTCAAGAAGCTACAAATGATATTTCTGATGTATTTGGTGAATCTCCATTCGGTGCTAAAGCAGCTTATGGATATTTGTATTTTGAAAGTTCATCATTAGGATTTAAAGCTGATAGTACTCTACATGGTGTACAAATATATGAAGTTAACTTACCAACACAGGTATATGGTGATGCAGAAGAAGCAAGTACTCCAATTGTAGTATCTCAATTAATTAGTGGTGAAAGATATAACTTATTTAAATTCGAAACAATAGGACATGGTACATTATATAATACTAAATTTAAAGTTGGTATTTCTAATGTGAAAGCGGCTGGTGAAGATGGTTCAACTGATTATTCAACATTTACCGTAACCATTCGTTCATTTAGTGATACTGATAAGAGAAAGAGTGTAGTTGAAACATATAATAACGTAAACTTAGACCCTGCATCTCCTAACTATATAGCTAGAAGAATTGGTGATAGAAAGTTGACAATCGATTCTAATGGAAAATTAACTGAAACTGGTGATTACTCAAATAAATCAAATAATGTAAGAGTGGTTGTATTAGATGCTAATTCTAGTATCTTAGGACCAGGTTCTTATCCAATATCGGCAGCACCATTTGGACACGCAGCATATGTGAATCCAATTAAAACAAATTCTACAACTCAAGATGCATGGGTGCCTGCAGTAAATTATCAAACAGGCTCAGCAAACAACACATCATCATCTCCGGTTTATTATTCTGGATTTGATTTTGAAGATGCATATAAAGCAATAGATAACAAACAATATTTAAAACCAATTCCTGATGGAGCAGTAGCTGGTGCTAACGTAGTATTCGCATTTGATTCACAACTATCATATGTAATGACTGGTTCGGCATCAACTGATATGGTTAAAAGACAATTTGTATTAGGATTCCAATATGGATTTGATGGTATGAACCCAACCGTAAGAAAAGCTAAGGCTGGTGATACTGATTGGGGAAATTCAAATACACAGGGATTCAATTGTTCAAACGCATCACAAAATGGTTCAATAGCATATACTAAAGCAATCAACGCAGTATCTAACCCTGATGAATATGATATCAATATGGTAGTAACTCCTGGTATTGTAAGAAGCCTTCACCCATCAGTTACTTCTAAAGCAATTGATATGGTTGAGGAAAGACAAGATTGTTTCTATATTGCTGATTTCAACGATTATGATGATACAATTACTGAAGCAACTGAACAAGCAAATTCAGTAGATTCAAACTATGTAGCAACTTACTATCCTTGGATGAAAACAATTGATAGTAACACAAACAAACTTACAACTGTTCCACCTTCTACATTGTTACCAGCGGTTTACGCTTCTAACGATAGATTGGCGGCTGAATGGTTTGCACCTGCAGGTTTGAATAGAGGTGGTATTACCGGAGCAGTTAGTGTATTGAATAGATTAACACACTCTGAAAGAGATACTCTATATGAGAACAAAGTAAACCCAATTGCGGCATTTCCTGGACAAGGTATTGTAGCATTCGGACAGAAAACATTGCAAGATAAGGCATCTGCTTTAGATAGAATCAATGTTAGAAGATTACTTATCAACTTGAAAAAATTCGTTGCATCAACATCTCGTTTCTTAGTATTCGAACAAAATACTTCTACAACTAGACAAAGATTCTTAAACACTGTGAACCCTTACTTAGAATCAGTACAACAAAGACAAGGACTTTATACCTTTAAAGTTGTAATGGATGAAAGTAACAACACACCTGATGTAATTGATAGAAACATATTAGCAGGACAAATTTTCTTACAACCGGCTAAGACAGCGGAATTTATCGTAATAGATTTCAACATCTTACCAACTGGAGCAAGTTTCTCAGCATAATACGAAAATAAAGGAAGTAGATATTTATTAATATAAAATAAAAGGATAATAAAATGGCAGAAATATTAGAGTTTGACAAGATGTTCTATACGAACTTCGAACCTAAAATGAAAAATAGATATGTGATGGAGATAGATACTATCCCTTCATATCTTGTAAAAGCGGCAAACAGACCTACAATTCAATTTGAAACAATTGCATTAGACCATATCAACGTAAAAAGAAAATTACAAGGTAAAGGTGATTGGCAAGACATAACAATTACATTGTATGACCCAATTGTACCTTCTGCAGCACAAAAGGTAATGGATTGGATTCGTTTAGGACATGAATCGATTACTGGTAGACGTGGATACGCAGATTTCTATAAAAAAGATATTACTTTCTATTTGTTAGGACCAGTTGGTGATAAAATTGAACAATGGACTTTAAAAGGTGCATTTATTCAACAAGCAAACTTTGGTGAATTAGATTTTTCATCAAATGAAGTTGCAACCATTGAATTAACACTATCTTACGATTACGCAATTCTTGAATTCTAATTTAAGAAAACATATAAAAACAAAGGGGATATCAAAAGTATCCCCTTTTTTATTTCCAATTTTTTAATTTCTATGTATTTATATATACAAACTTAAAAACGAATAACGTTATGGTAGAAACACAATATGATTTTCCAACGGAAGTATTAGACCTTCCATCACAGGGTAAGGTTTACCCAAAAGACCACCCATTGGCTTCGGGTAGAATTACTATAAAACATATGACAGCAAAAGAAGAAGATATTCTTTCAAATCAAAATCTTATTAAAAAAGGTATTGTTTTGGATAAATTATTTGAATCTATTATTGTTGGTAATGTAAATCCTGGTGAAATTATTTTAGGAGATAAAAACGCTATTATTCTTGCAACTAGATTGTTGGGATATGGTCCGGAGTATCTTTTTAAATTTTATTCATCTAAATTAAATGAATCAATTGATGCAAAAGTTGATTTGGGTAAAGTAAAAACAAAGGAAGTAGATTTATCAATATTCAATAATAAAAATGAATTTGAATTCGTATTACCATCTAATAAGAAAAAAATTATATGTAAATTACTTACACATGGTGACGAAATAGCAATAGATAAAGATATTCAGGCTATTGAAAAATTAGGTGGAGCGGGTGCCGAAATTACAACTCGTCTACGTTATATGATTCAATCAGTTGATGGGGATAATTCATCAACAACTATAAACAAATTTGTAAATGGATTGTTAGCAATAGATAGTAGAGCATTACGAAGTTATGTAAAAAAAATATCACCTGATGTTGATATGAAATTTACTCATATCCATGAAGATGGAGAGGTGGAGGAGGCGCCTATCACTATGGGTGTCAGCTTTTTTTGGCCTAGCACGGAATCATAGTATTCAAGTTCATACCCAAATATTTGATATGGTTCAATATGGGAATGGTTTTACCGTAATGGAACTTTATAAAATGCCAACTTATTTAAGAATGTTTTACTACAATAAATTAGTAGATTCTAAGAAGAAAGAAGCAGATGAAGTAAAAAAATCAAACAAAGCAAATAATTCAAAAGTTAGGGTTAATAGATAATCCTAACTTTTTTTATTAATAGGATATTTATAGGTGTTAAACTACAATTAATATGAAGAAATATAAAATATCAAAATCCAATTTAAAAGAATTTTTTGGATTATTTGGTAAAAAGAAACCACAAACATTGCAATCAATCATAGATGCAGACCCGGTATTACAAAAATTGGATAATGAAATGGGAGATATAGTTAAAAGTTTTGCTCCTAGAGTAAGAAAAATAGCAGATGAGCAACCCGAATTATTTCAAAAATGGGTAAAATTGGGTATCATAGATAAGGATTTTAAATAACATTGATTTAAATGGCAGTAGCACCACTAACACCAAACGAACAGGCAGAGTTAAATCGTTTATTAGAAGAAAACGCAGAAATAAAAGAGCGTATTCGTATAATAAACGAAAAAATAGCACTTGCCACCGGTTCTGAACGAGACGATTTGGAAGCTATGGCGCAAACGGAAAAAATTCGTTTGAGATTACAAGGTGATTCTGTTAAAGAGCTTCAAAAAAGAGAAAAGTTTCTCGAAGAAGAAGAATCTATTACCAAACGAATTCTTAATATATCAGGTGGTGCTAATAAAGTATTAAATAGACAAAATACACAATATAGTTCCATAGCTTCTATAAGTGCTGAAATAATAAAAAGAAAAGAAGAAGAACTTAGTTTAGATGGAGATGCATTAAAACAATCTCTAGAAGGAACTGCTGCATTAGAAAGTATAACTGCAGAGGTACTAAGGAAAGCAGAAGAATTAGCTGCCATAAAACATGAACAATCCGAAGGTGATAGGCAAATAGAAGAATTCCAACGGTCAATAGCGAACCTAACTGGTACAGCAAGAGAAGAAGCAGAGGCTCAGTTGGCAGTTATGAAAAATTTAAATGCTCAATTAGCAAGAACTGAAGCACTTCATGAAGCGAATCATGACCTGTTACATCATATGCCTGGATTTATAGGAGATGCGTTGGATATGGCAAAAAAGATGGTAGCACAAATAGCTGCAATGGGTGCACCACTTGTAATAATGTATGCATTATTAGGTGCAGCATTGCACTCATTTGTAGCGTTAGATGCGGCAGCACAAGATTTTAGAAAAGAAACCGGATTACTAAATTCACAAACAAAAGATTTAGTTAACAACGCACATCACATTGAAATGAATTTCAGAGATGCTGGTGTTGAATTAAAAGATGTATTTGATACTGCAAAAGCATTAAAAGAAGAATTTAGTGATACTGTAAATGTTTCTGAAGAAGTATTAGCATCATTGGCGGTAATGGGTAAAAACTTTGGAGTTTCTGCGGGTAATGCTGCAAAAGTTCAAAGTATACTTGAAAGTGTTGGAGGATTATCATCAGAAACAGCGGCTAATGTAGGAAATCAAGTTGCAAATATGGCTAAATTAGCCGGAGTTGCGCCAGATAAAGTATTTAAAGATATTGCTGAAAACGCTGAAGCCGCCTCAACATTCTTTAAAGGTGATATAAATGCGTTAGCTAAAAATGCAATACAAGCTCAAAGAATGGGTACTTCGTTAAAACAACAGGTATCATTGGCAGAAAAATTATTGGATTTTGAAAATGGTATTGAGCAAGAAATGGTAGCTGCAACGTTTGTAGGGGGTGAGTTTAATTTAAGTAGAGCAAGAGCATTGGCAATGGAAGGTAAACTTCAGGACGCAAATGAAGAAACCCTAAAACAAATTCAAAGAAGTGGTGATTTCCGTCAAAAAGATTATTTCACACAACAACAATTGGCTAAAGCAGCTGGTATGAGTGTTGAAGAAATAAATAAGCAGTTAATGATGCAAGAAAAGTTGAATGGATTAACTGAAGAAGAAAAGAAACTTGCAACGGATGCTATTGATAAGGGGTTAGATATTACTAATATGACCAAAGAACAATTAGCAGAAGAAACTAAAAAAATAGCAGCCCAAAACGAACAACAAGGACAATTGGCTAGAATGCAAAACGCATTTATGGGAATTGTTGCAACTATCGGTGGGGCGTTATCTCCACTATTAGAGGGGGTGGCAACTGTATTAAATTTAATAATGATACCAATAAATGCAGCAGCAGACGGATTTGCGGCTTTGGTTGGTTTTATGAAAGAAGCATTACCATTAACCGCAGCATTGGTAGCGGGAGCGGCTACTTATTTTTATTATAAAAATCAAGCTCTAATTACAGATAAAGCATCTGCGGCTTGGGCGGTAATAAAAACTGGTGCGGAAGCCACATATAATGGTATTATAGCTGCCGGTAATCTGATAAAGAAAAAAGGATTATTAGGAGCAATTGCTGAAATGGCTATGAGAGCATTTACGTCTGTATCGGCAATACCATTTATAGGTCCTATATTGGGTGTGGCGGCAGCGGCAGGAGCTTTGGCATTGGGTTATCAATATTATAGTAAGGCGGGAGACGTAATGTCACCAGCCGATGGTAAGACCAGGATATCAACTAAGGAAGGTGGGTTATTTGAATTAAGTAAAAATGATGATTTAATGGCCGGACCAGGATTAGCCGGAGGTGCAGGAGGCGGTGGAGGTGGAGGAAGTTTATCGGCATTAGCAGCACCATTAGCAGCAGTAGTAAACGAAATTAAAGCATTAAGAGCGGATATGGCATCTGGAAAAATAGCAGTGTATATGGATTCTGCAAAGGTTACTTCGAATGTTAATACACAAGTTGAAAAAACAACAAGAAATAGCTATAACATAGGACAAGCATAAAATATAATTTAATGCCAACAATAGAAGAATTATTTAAAACCAAAAAGTTGATAAGTGGACAAACTGCTGAACAACAATATGATATTCGTAATACTGCCGATATAAAAAGAACGCCGTATAACGTCCTAATGCGACCATCTTTTGCAATAGCACAACTTGCAAGAAAAAATTTATCTAGTAGATTAAAAGAAACTAAATTGGAAGAAGAAGTAACGGGATTAAGAATATTGGCAAGTACAACATCTCCAATTATATATGGAACTGATATACTTAAATTTTCGAGAAAGACTAGGGGTATTGTTGAGGATATGAAACAAGGAGCCAATGGTACGGAAGGGGTTGTTGGAAAATTAACTTCATTTATAAGTAAAGCTGAAAGTTTTGGTAATAATTTATTATCGAAAATCGGAGCTAAATTACCAGAAGATTTAATACCAAGCCGTATTGTATTAAATTCTGATTTCAAAAAGAGTAAAGTATCTGAAACAATGGTCACATTGACTAAGTTAAAAACGAATTCTGGTGGTAATTTATTGGGTAAACTTATTAAGGATAATTTACAAGGAAGACCAAACCCAAATCAAATACTTGGTTCGGCTTTAGAATTAGGTAAAAAGAAATTAAATACTTTATTATTAGGTTCACCATCTCAAGCAGCAGTTAATTTTGCAAAAGATGGTGGTGATAACTACGATATTGATTCGAAATATGGTGAGACAATGATTGGGGCTCAATATTTACCAGATGATTTAATTGATATGCGAAACGATTTATCATCAAAATATGTTGCATATAAAACCCCCGAAATTAATCTACCATTACCTATAACAAATTATATTTCAGTACCAACTTTTTCAAAAGAACCCAAACAAATGTATTCAAAGACAAAATCAATGAATTCATTGGAAGTAAAAAGAGGAATGAGAAACGGTTCGGATGAATTAAATAGAATAGTTCAGTATGAGTCTGCGGATGGATTAAAACCAAGTGGTAGGGATGTGAATTTACCAACATTAAAATCACTTGATTTAGTAGAACTAAAGTTTTGGTCTGTTGCTAAACAAGCGGCGGTAAATTTCAGAGCAACCTTAACCGGTATTACCGAAACGGTATCACCAACTTGGGATACTCAAAAATTTGTAGGTAATCCATTTAATTTTTACACATATAGCAATATTGAAAGAAGTGTAAATTTTGCATTTAAAATATATGCACTTAATGCGGATGAGTTAAAAGCTTGTTGGCAAAAAATTAATTTTTTAACTAATTTAACATATCCACAAGGGTATGCAGGTAATATTGCAGTAGTACCACCGTTTATTAGGTTTACTTTGGGGAGTATGTATGTTAATAAAGAAGCGTTTATTTCGGATTTATCATATGAAATACCTGATGATGCGCCGTGGGAAACCGGTGAAGATGGAATGGATGAGTATATATTACCAAAAATTGTTAATGTTACTATGACTCTTAAATTAGTAGAAACAGTTGGTAGTACATATCAAATGGGCGTAGCTGAAAGAAAAGCGGTGGCTGAGGGTAAAACTGCGGATGGCAAAGTAGTACCGGCAGTTCCGGCGGCACCTGGTATAGCTGCTTCCGCAAAACGTTTATATGGATATGGTGCATCTAATCCAAATCAAATACTAAATGATGATAGGATTAAAAATTTAGATAAGGGAGGTGACCCATTAAAACAAACACAAGTTTCTGATTCTCCAAATGCATCGGCAGCTCAAAAAACAGGAAATCCAGTTGCGGAAGCACCAAAAGAACCCCAAGACCCAAAAGGTAAATTTGTAGGAGATTATAAAGGACTAAAATTATATGTAAAAGATGTTAATGGGGGTAATAAAATCATAACAAGTTACAAAGGTGATGCAGCAATTACAAATAATGCCACAAATAAAAATAATAAAGGTAAATTAACAGAAGCTCAATTAATTCAATATGAAAAAGAGTATATAGATAAAAATTTAACAAGATTATTAGATAAATAAAAATAAATGCAAAGTAGATATTTAAATAATAAAATTAAAAAGACTTTTGATGGTAGACAGGTATATAGGTCAAAAATATATCCGAATATCCCACCATCTGACCAAGATACCTTTGTAGCAACGGAAACCGGTGATAGATTGGATACTTTGGCGTATCAATTTTATGGAGATTCGAGATATTGGTGGATTATAGCAACATCCAATAATATTCATGATGCAAACATTGGATTTGAAGAAGGAACTATTTTAAGAATACCTGCGAATTATATTGAAATAGCAGGCGCATTTACACAATCATAATTTATATATGAGTACATTTCCAGAATTATCTAACATTGACCCTAAGATTATAAACAATCTTCAATCTGGAACAAAAGCCGGCTTAAATGCTTCTCAGCGAGTTTGTTGGATTAGAGTATTTTCTGGAGCAAAAACCGGAACGGCTGAAGGATTGATTATATCATCTAATATGAATTATGGTACATTTAATCCATCTACAACTAATAATGCGGGATTTGTATATGGAAATTCAGTAAGTGGTGGAACTTTTGGTACTACTTGGGCGGGAGGAGCCCTTCTCTCAGCGGGAGGACCGTTAAGACCTTCTCCTGGTATAACTGGTTTACAAATAAAAGAAGGTAAGGACCAAATTTCAAGAGAATGTACCTTATCACTAGAATGTTTTTCATTGGAACAAATGGAGCTAATGCAAAGGTATTTTTTAGAGCCTGGATATTCTTTATGTATTGAATATGGGTGGAATAGCAATGTAGGGTTATCACAAAGAATGCCAAACATCGGTAGTGCGGATATTTTAGCAGCTGCAGCAAGCCGTAATTTAAATGGTAATAACTTACACCAAAGAAGGATTGATAGTTTGGGGGATTATGATACATTTTTAGGATTTATAGTGGGTGGGAATGTTCAATCGGATGATGATAAGTGGAAAATATCAGTAAAATTGAGAGGTGCACCAGGAATGCCAACATTTTTACAATCACAAAATAAAACTTTAAAAATAAACAGTGACGGAACAATAGAAGAAAAAAAAGGCGAACCAATATTATATGATATATCCGATACCGTTACAACCGCTGCAATAGATGGTGATGATGTGAGAAGAAATAGAAGATTTAAAAATATGTATAATCAATTACCAACTACAAGACAAATAGAAGCTGTCAGGGATTTGTTAAATAAAAATAGAAATGGTATAGCGATGGTACAATGGTATGATTTTATAAATTTTGATGCAGCCGTAAATAGTGCGATTACGTCATACTCAGCACCCGGATGGTGGGCAAGGGTTGGAGGTGCAACTTCCGATACCGTAACGGTTGGAAAAGCTAAAATAGAAAAGGAAAAATTATTTTCAACAAACAAATATATACGATTTGAACTGGCTATTGATATTTTAAATAGAAATGGAGAATTTAGTGATTATATATTAGCGGGAAAAAAGCTTCCTATTACAATTGATATTAGTAATGCAAAAATAGGAGCATTTCCAAATATGTTTTCAACAAAAGCATCTAAATTAGTAATACCAGGATTTATGCCTGATTTTTCTGCATATTTTTTAAATGCAGGCGTAATAACTCAAAAAGCAGGTGGATTGTTTGTACAGGAGGGAGATACGGAAACTAAAGAATTTCCTATTGTAGATAATCATATACCAACAATTGGGTCATTCGTTCAAACTGAAGATACTTCTTTAGGCCCATCTCACACGGAAAAAGGAAATTACTGGGGATATTTAAAAAACCTTTATATAAATTTTGAAGTATTTAGGTCAAAAATGGAACAAAAAAATAAAAATATTAGAGAAGTTCTATTAGATATGTTAAATGAAATGTCATCGGCTGTAAATTCTTTTTGGAATTTTCAAGTAATTGAACAACAAGATAAAGATGGTAATGTTATACTAAGTGTTGTTGATGAAAATTGGATTGGGAAAAAAGTGGGAGGCTCGGTACAATTCTATCATTCGGGTCCTTATTCTATATTTTTAGATGCTAATATAGATATTGCATTACCGTCTGAAATGACCAATCAAATTATTAGTAGAAGGTTATCTTTGGCAAATAATCCAGATGAACCGATTGTTGGAGTTGGTGGGTTTTTTGAAAGCCAAACGGATTTATTTTTGACTAGTTACACCGATAGTAATGGTAACCCAAAAAAAATATTATCCGAAGACGATAAAAGAAAAGAAGATGAAGCCGCGGCAGCAGCGGCAGCGGCAGCGGCAGAAGATAAAAAGCTACCTTCCGAAAAAACACAAGAAAAAATAGTACAAAGTAAAGCCACAGAACAGGCATTAAAAAACCAAATAACTGAAATAAGAGCTAAGTATGCAAAAGAAGATGGAGCTCGTCAAGATTTTGTAGAAGGTTTACAAACGGTTGGTAATGCAATAGCTAATTTAGTTAGAAGTGAAGCTCAAATCGCAGCGGCAGCAAAAGCTGAAGCAGAAAAAGATTTGGCTGAAAAGAAAAGAGATGCGGAAATTAAAGAGGTGGAAGCTAAAATAGCTGCACAAAAGGCACAAACGGCGGCTTTAACAAAACAAAAAGATGAAGAAATAAAAACGGAAGCGGATGTAGATGGTGAAATCGCCGCTAAAGCTATTGGAGCTAATTTGGAAAAAATAGATGTTGTACCTCTTGTTGAAAAGTCTGACCTTCTAAATATCGGTGAAATTCAAGATACAGATGTTTTAAAGAAAAATTTTACCATATTTTGTATGGATGATGAGCCATTATTTGATAAATTAAAAAATGATGCATTTGCAAATAAAAATAGTGGTACAACTGAAAAAGGATTATCACATCCACTTCCAATAAAATATACTTTTAAAGTTTTAGGTACAAGTGGATTTAGAAGGGGCGATACTTTTAATATTATCGGAATACCAACAAAATACGCAAAACATGGGTTGTTTCAAATTATAGAAGTAGAACATAATGTGAGTGGTATGACATGGACAACATCCGTAACCGGTCAATATAGACAAACGCAATAATATGATAAACACAGATAGATATAAAAAAGTAAAAGGCAATCTTTCTGAGTATGAATTACCAGAAATATTGGCGTACATACCTGCTCCAACGGAAATCGAGTATAAAAGAGGATATATACAAAGATATTTTGTTCAAAAATCAAATGATATAAATTCTTATATTTTCGAAGTAAGTAAACATGGGTTTACTACATTGACTATAAGTCCGTATTTTACAATAGTTGCTATTCTTTGGAAAATTTCTGGAAATCCAAATGAAATAATGGATGCAAATAGTAAATCAATTAAAATTGGTAATAAAACTATTCCATCTTTACACAAATATTTACAAAATACTTTACAATTTTCTAAACAATAATTTGGAATTGTTATAAAAATTTCATATATTTGTATTTATTGATATGGGGGTGTCATGGAATTGATTGCAATGAGAGACATAGTATCACACGTAGACAGAAGTGCTAGATGTCTTTAAATCTGTACAAAACAATAACTGACGAAATGTCAACTATGACCTTCGAAGACCTTATGGCTTTCGTAGGTGCTGATTACGCTGTAGCAGCCTAATCACAACAATCGGGTCGGTGCACATATAACCTAGGAACAGAAGTGTTTACAAAGGCTTTATTCGTTGGGCCCGAATCAACGAATTGGTGGAAAAGCTGTACTAACCATACGGCCCCAATGGCGTAGTGGCCAAATCGAACCACTACCACCGTCAGTTCGTAGCGGTGTGAGAATTACGAACTAAACGTGTGAATCTCTGGTATTATGGTTACTTTGTAAGACAAGGGTTCGAATCCCTTCACCTCCACCACTTTTTAAATCCCCACTTTGCATTTGGTAATTTGGGGATTTTTTCGTATATTTGTAATATTATGGCAAAAGTAGAACCAAGTGCTAAAGATAAACCGCGTAAATTTGAACACATCTATAAAGATGATGATGGGTGTGAATCAATTTGGAAATATGATTTAGATAAGTTTCCAAATGGACCAATTTCGGTTGAACATAAATACCCACCTCACTATGAGAAGAAATTAAAAGCTCAACAAAAAGAAGCCAAATTGGCAAAGAGCCAATCAACATTAGAAAAAGCAAAAGCTGCAAATAAGAATGATAAGAGTAATAGAAAATATTGGTGAGTTAGAAGAATTAAAGGTAAAATTGGAAACCGAAGTATCCCTTTGGTATCCTATGTGGGTAGATAATGATAAGCATCCACGAAACACCCATATATCCTTTGTCCTGATACGAACTCTTACCGATGGGTATATTCTACCACATCAACATACCGATACTACATCCCTCTCTAAATCACAAATAGAAGGGGTGCTAAATACTGCCGGAGATAAGTGGGTTTTTCAAAAAAAGAAGCTACTACAATCGTTCTCTAATTTAAGGAATGGGTTGAATGATATTGATACCGCACACTTTCTTAAAACCGGAGAAACGATAGATTACCAACAACCAATACAACATTTAGTAGCTCCGTTATTACACAAAGGTTACAAAGAAGATATCATCCAATCTATTCCTATTCTTAAGTTGTGTGAAGCCGTTGATAATGAATTCTTAAAACATCATAATCAAAAAACTAACACTTATAATTGGTACAACGATATCTTCTTACCAATCCTTTCAGATATTGAACAATTCGGAATTCGGGTCGATAGGGAAAAATTTATTGATAGATGGCCACAAGCCCTCAAACAACTTTCCTCCGATAACATTGTGTACACCGAATACAATCCATTTACGATAACGGGTAGACCATCCAATAGACATGGTGGTGTAAACTATGCAGCCTTAAACAAATCGGATGGAAGTAGAGATACCCTAATAGCGGATGGGATATTCTTACAAATGGATTACGATTCGTATCACCCACGTCTTATTGGTAAGTTAATTGATTTCCCTTTACCACAAACTAATGTTCACCAATGGTTAGCCGAACAATATGGATGTGATGTGGCTGAAGGTAAAGGTGTAACGTTCCGCCTTCTTTATGGTGGAATTGATGATGAGTTTCGACAAATACCATACTTTGATAAGGTTGCTGATTTTATTGATAGGTTTTGGAAGGAAAGTGTGGAAAGGGGTTATATCCAAACTCCGAACCGTCATATACCATTGAGTTGGGTAGAACAATCCAATCCACAAAAAGTATTTAACTATCTACTTCAAGCATATGAAACTGAAATGAATGTGGATAAAATGAAAACCATATTGGATTATATTAAAGGGAGTGGAATTAGTTTAGAATTGTACACTTATGACTCATTTCTATTTGATGTACCTATTGATGTGGATAAGAGTTTGATTAAGGGGTTAAAGAATATAATTGAAGAAGATGGATATCCTATAAAAGCAAGTTGGGGAAAAACTTACGGAAACCTCTAAATAACATATTTATAGTATATACAAAAATATGCTATAATATGAAAAAAATCTTCGTTTTATTATCGTTCCTTTTAGTTTCCTTAGTATCATTTGGGCAGTTGCCGGATGTAAGAGTAAAAAATGGAGTGTTTGATATACTTTATTCACAATCATTAGAACAACCACTAATTATTAAGTATCGTTCCCTAAACCGACCAACAAACGTTAATAGAGGACATATGGATTTCTATAAAGAACCAACTATCAAAACATCAGACGGTGAAGATTATAAAGGAAACGTTTACGATAAAGGACATGGAGCTCCTGCGGCAACGTTTTCTGATAATGAAGTGAATTTAAAGCAGACATTCTCATACCTAAATTCAATAATGCAAAATCAATATCTTAATAGAGGTGAGTGGAGAATGTTGGAGGAACAAATCCGTAAATGGGATGATACTGAACCAATCACTGTTTTGATAAAGGTTTTCTTTGATAAACCCGTTAAAAGAGTACCTGCCGGTGCAGCAATTCCTTCATACTTACAAAAACATATTTACTTTGAAAAAAGTAAGAAATGGAAATGTTTTGTATTCCTAAATGAAAAACCAAAATTTCATTGGGATGAATTGGAAATGATTTGCGAAAAAGAGGACCATAAATTTTAATAAAACATGACAATAACCGAATTAATTGAAGAAATCCTTAATGAATGGGCATACAGAGTTGAAAATGGTATGCCTGACCCAAAGAACCCAATCCACATAAAGGAGTTGGGTATTGTACTTTCTGAAATGGGTCTATCTCATATCAAAAATGATTTAGTTGAAAATCTTTTGATGGAAAAAGGTAAAACACCTGAAAAACATGTAGTAGAAGCGGATAAAAAATTCTCTAATCCAATATTAAGTAAAAAAGTATCATATAAAGATAAAGACGGAAACCCAAAAGATGGTATCGTTGGTAATCTTTTAAGACTACCGAAAGATTCTCCTGGTAGAGTTGCTGCGGAAAAATTATTACCACCAGAGGGAAGTCCAGAAAGAGATTCGATGAATCAAGATTTAGGTGGAGAAGGGCAACCAAAAAAACCGGAAGATGAAAAAGGTAAAGAAGGTGGTGCAGAAGAAGCTCCGAAAGAAGACCCAGCAAAAGCTGCAGCTGTAATGTTTGACCCAAAAGCAGACCCTGCGATGGGAGCTAGAATGGATAGAGAGAAAGATGCTAACGCAAAATTAGCAAAAGATGCGGAAGCCGATAAAGAGGTAGAGAAAGAGCAAGAACCTAAGAAAGAAGATGAGTTTACTCCAATAGATTCAAAAGATGTTGCAAAGAAAATGCCACAAGCTGACCCCGAAACATTCAATGGAGATAGTGATATACCAGATGGTATAGAACCTGAAGATTTGGAAAAATTTAATACTGATATTAGTAAGGTACAACAGATAGTTGCGGATGCAAAAGCTAAAGGAGAGAAAGCTCCTGATATTAACTTATGTGATATTACTGTACCTGGTACTAACTTATATTGTGATGATAATTTAGGAATACCAAGAGACCAAATGCCACAATTCAAAGGTAAACCACAAGCTGGTACACCTGCGGCAGATATGGAAGTTGATAAAAATGGTGAAGTTGATACCGAACCATTATTCAAAAAAATGTTGGAAGAAAAAGGAATTAAAGTTGTACAAACCGAAATACCTTCAGATAAATTAAAAGCAACACAAAAAGATTTGGTTGGCGCTAAAGTGGTTGGTATGATGGGGGCATTGGAGGAAAATCCAGAACACCCTTCAATCACTGCACCAATTTATGTAAGTAGAGATGGATATGTAATTGATGGACACCATAGATGGGCTGCAATTGCGGCGTATAATGCAAAAAATCCTGATAAACAAATACCAATGAAGGTTCAGGTAATAGACCAGGATATTAAAGATGCTATTCCAATGTGTAACAAATTTGCAGAAGAACAAGGTGTAGCAGCAAAGAAAGCGGATGCAAATAAAGAAGGACCATCGGAGCAACCAAATGCGGCAAAAGAAAAAACCAAAGAAGAAACTACAAAAGTAGCAAATAAATTAAAGAATAGAAAAACAAAAAATGGTGAAGAATTAGATATTGATGTAACACCAAATGGTTCATTAATTATTGGAGTTGAACACGGAAAAAGAAAGAAAAGTAATAAAGAAACAATAGAACAAATAAAAACTTTACCTAAAGATACAAAAGTAATGTTTGTAGGCGAGGGTGGTATGAGTAAAGATAAGAATGGTAATATTGAATTTGGCGGAGAACAAAATGAAATTAGAAATGCAGTAAAAGGACACTTTGATAATGCAGAAGAAAGTAGTTGGGATGAAAACGCAGATGTATTGGATGATAAATCACCTGTATTTGATGAAGTAGCGAAATCGGTAGGTGGTAGTAAATCAAAAACAAAAGCTGCATTGTGGTCAAATATGTATGGACAAGATGGGCCTGATGAAAATATGTCACCTGATGATTATTTAGATGATGAAGGAAAAGAATGGTTAATAGACCAAGCAAAAAAAGGTGGAAGTTCAGAATTCGATGGTGAGGTTGATTGGAATAACCTAACTGATGCACAACAAAAAGACCTTTACGAATTAAATTATAGAGATGATGATGGGTATGGTGAAACTGAAATATTTAAAGCCCAAGAAGCATACAATGGATTCCGTCAAAAAGAATTAGATAGAAAAATAAAAGAGGCAGAGGATAATGGATATACAGTAATTGCACCCGTTGGTAATTCACACGTTGATATGAGAAGACAGAGAACTAAAAAAGCAGGAGCAACCCCATCATCATCGGCATCACCAACAACGTCAACACCAACTTCAACCCCATCGACACCGAAATCACCAACAACTCCAACTCAATCATCGCCAACAACTTCAACCCCATCGACACCAACATCGGCGCCAAAACTTACTGATAAGGTAAAACAAAAAATTTCAAATTGGACCGAAAAAGAAAAAGCATTCTTTGAAAGAAACGAAGGAGCACCTGGTTCAAAAGAACGTAGAAGTTTAGGACAGGCGTTAAAGGATAAAGCAGCTGGAGCTTTAAAAGCAATTAAGAAAGGAGCTAAGCATGAAATTGAAGAATTCAAAGCAGCTGGCTCTGGTGTTAAAAACTTTTTTAGTGGTAAACCGTTAAGTAAGCATGAACAAAAAGCACTTAAAGCAGTTGCATTTAAAGTAGTAACTACTGCCGTATTCGGAGCTGCATTTGGTGGATTATCACATGGTGTTACCGCATTTGGAAAGCACGTAGCAATGGAGTTCATACCTCACATTATTGGTGAGACACTTCTAAAGGGAGCTGGTAAAGCCGCAGTATTTGCTGATGCAGATGGTGAAGCTGAAACTGATGCAAACATATTAAAATTTACTGAAATGATTGCTAAAGGACTTGAAGAAATGGAAATCACTCCTGAAATGATGGAGCAGATGGTTGATTCGTATAATGAAAAGAAAGAAAATGGTGAAGTTGATAGTGATACCACTACTACTGGTGTAAAAGCAGAACATTTACATTTAGTAGATGAGTTGATGTTAGAAATGATTTATGGTTTTATAGCTGAAGCAAAAGGTACACCATCTACAACAACAGGTGATTGGAAATTAGCAGCAAGAAAGGGTGGACCTGAAGGTAAGATAGTATATTTTGGTAGTAAAGAAAAAAAGCAAGCGGCTCTAGATGCTGGTTCTCATGTTGATGTTGATAAAAACTTAAAAGCAAAAGATTCAAAAAGTACAACTAAAGAACCTGTTGCTGGAGCTGATTTATTTGATAAAGGGTATAACGATGCGAGAGGTGGGCAAAAAGATAAAGAACCAAAAGGTAAAAAAGGAGGTTCTTTGGATGATTTGATGAATTCTATACCTGATAAGGGTAAAATTGCTGACCAAAAAAGTAAAGTAAATCGTTCAAAGAAAAATATATTGGATTACCTTAAAAAAGAATCTAACAACAAAAAAAATCCACATGCAAATGAATTAGGAAAAGTTAATCTTATTATGCAAAAAGTTTTCAACGGAGAAAAACTTAATGCAGCTGAAAAGAAACTTGTAGCGAGATGGGTAAGAGTTGCAGAGCCAACTGAAGCAAATCCTGATACTTCAAAATATTATATAGCACTTGAACCAAACAATTTTAAGAAAAGAGTAAAAGAAGAAACTGGTGGTAAAGGAGCTGCTAACGTTGTATTTTCCGAATTTAGAAAATTTATGGAAAACGCAGGATTAGTTCAGGTATCCGCAACTACATTTGGTGGAAAAAAATCAACTGCAAATCAAACGTTTGTTGATGAGGGTGGAAAAACAAAAATACTTAAAACAAAGAAAGGAGAAAATGTAGCAAGTGTTCAAAAAGATAGTAATAATAAAGTAAGTAGTGTAACCATTGGAGGATTGGTTATACAAAAACAGGATACTAATGAAAAAGGTATATCCAAAGAAGAAAGAGAACTTAGAATGAGAAATAATCGAAATCTTAATGAGTACGCATCTAAGATTGAGGCAGGAGATATGGACTTTATTGATATGGATAATGGTGTAATTCCAGATAATCCTAAAAATAGAGTAATCGTTATTCAACAGGCTATTGATGGTATGGCAAACAGATTAAAAGGTTTGGCAGATAAATATTATATAGCGGATGAACAAACTTTAGCACTTATTCAAAAATTGAGTGATTTTTCAAAAAAAGACCCTAACAAAAATCCAGAAGAATGGTTTGCGGAATATCAGGGTATATTTTCTGATATTGCCAATCACGATGGAGACCCTTCATTAAAAGAAGCATGGGCAAATTTTGCAGAAGTTTATACCGCTATTGTTGAAATGCACGATGGTGGTAGAGGTACTCAAAATGGTAAATGTGCATTATTACCACAAAGTACAACATTGGAAACCGTAGATGTAATTACAATTTCAGATAGCAATAATGAAAGAAAAGTTGTAACATTGGATGGTAGAAGTGTTAAAAAAGGTGTAGGTGGTGCAAGTGCATTGACATCTAAATGTAACAAATCTACATATAAAAATGATAAAGATGGTAAAAAGAAACAAGCGGTAATTGAAATATCAGAATCACATTCTGCTATATATGATTTACCACTTGAAGCGGATATGAAGCAACACCAAGCTCATCATAAACAATATAGAAAAGATATTCTTGATAAGGCTAAGAATTTGGGAGTATCTGATACATTCGTAAAAAATATAGAAAATCGAATGACAGACCCTAAAAATTGTCCAAAACCATTACCAAAGGGTAATACTTGCGGCGCGGCACATCAATCAATTACTGAAGCCGTAAATACTTTAATTCAAAAGAGAAAAGAAAAAGGATTGCCGGTTGATGAAGCTACTATGGCTAAGATACGAATGAGATTAGAAAATTATTATTATTATACATTCTTATCACATGAAGCATATAATCATAATGTAGATGTTCAGGATTTTAGTAATGATAGTGTTTTATCACAAAAAGGTGATACGGGTGGTGCTGAATTAGCTAGAAAACGTAAAATAAGTATTAATTCATCAAATGGTGTAACTATATTAGCATATCCAAAACCTGAATTTAATGTTGGATTTAGTTTAGATGGTAGAAGTAGCAATCCTGGTGCTGGTAGATTCCACAATGAAGAAAAGCGTATATAATTGTTAAAATTATCCTTACTTTTGGTTTTTAATATTTATAGTTAATTAAACGAAAAGAGGATGAAGACACAGTTACTTTGTACATTTACAACAAAAGGAGAGTTACAAAATACTCTACAACAAATTAGAGAAACGTATCATATAGTGTATAACTACATTTATATTTTACAAAACAAATCTAATTTGGACGAGTTGTTTATTACATATAATATAGATACAGCTTTCCAACCGGATACTCCGTTGGAAAATACAATCCTTATACATAGAAAGAAAGAATCTAATTCATTATACACTATCAATGCTCTTAACGAATTAGTTAAAGAGGAGAATGGTGGTGTATTAGATAATTCATTTGTCATCAATTGGCAGAAGTTTAAAAATTCAATCATATTAACAAACGCCGAAGGAACTAAAAAAATTCAGACAAGAGTTTTTGAAGTAATTGATTTTGGTGAAGGAAAAGAAGTTATAACTGAAGAACATAAATAATATTACAATGTTATTAAAAAAAGGCGATAACAACGAAAATGTAAAATTAATGCAGGAGAAATTAGGAATTTCACCAGCAGTAACAAATTTTGGACCAAAAACTGAAGAAGCTGTAAAAGCATTTCAAACAAAAAACGGACTAACTCCGGATGGCATTGTAGGTGATACTACTTGGGCGATGATTGTGGGAGAAGGTAAACCTGTTCCTACACCACCTGTACAAACAATAGCACCGGTAGGTGGATTGAAATTGGATAAACTTAAAGGACATATTCCTGATGCAGTAATTCAAATGATTCCTGATACGGCAGCTAAGTTCCAAATTAATACTCCATTAAGATTAGCACACTTCTTAGCACAATGTGGACACGAAAGTGGTGGATTCAAAGCAACACAAGAAAATCTAAACTATTCAGCTAAAGGTTTGAATGGTATCTTTAAGAAATATTTCCCAACTTTAGAATCAGCTCTACCTTACGAAAGAAAGCCGGAGAAGATTGCATCTAAAGTATATGGCGGTAGAATGGGTAACGGACCTGAATCAAGTGGTGAAGGCTACAAATTTAGAGGTAGGGGATATATTCAATTGACAGGTAAAGAAAACTATACTGCGTTTGGTAAAGCAATTGGTGAAGATATTTTATCAAATCCTGATGTAGTAGCATCTAAGTACGCATTATTATCAGCAGCTTGGTTTTTCTCTAAAAACGGATTACATAAGATGGCCGATGGTGGAGCAAGTGATACAGTTGTAACATCAATCACTAAAAGAGTTAATGGTGGAACTATTGGATTACCGGATAGAATAAAACATTTCAAAGAATACTATTCTTTATTGGCATAGGATTTGGTGATGTAAATAAAAAAATAAACAAAAGGGAGAAACTAAAAATTCTCCCTTTTTTATTTGGTATTGTCACAAATTTATCGTATATTTGTTACATCATTTACCATAAAAATATATCAAAAAAAAGATTTGGAAATATCAGGTATTCTTCGTATATTTGTGTTTCCATTATATTTATATGTGTAACGGAAGTGTAGGAAAGACACTATAATCCAACCTTAAAACGTATGTTTTAAAACTTAAACTCTTAAAACTTAAAAGACATGGCTATTAATTTAGACGCAATTAAGAGCAGACTTAACAAACTGCAAAACACCCAAAGAACAACTGTAGAACTTTGGAAACCAGCACCGGGCAAACACACTATTCGTTTGGTCCCTTACAAATTCAACAAAGAGAATCCTTTCATTGAATTGTACTTTCACTACAACGTAAACAACAAAACTTATCTATCTCCGATGTCATTCGGTAGACCTGACCCAATTGTTGAGTTTGCTGACAAACTTAAAAGAATGGGTGATAAGGAAGATTGGAAAGCTGCTAAGAAAATGGAGCCGAAACTTAGAACATTCGTACCAGTATTGGTAAGAGGTGAAGAAGGTGAAGGTGTAAAATTTTGGGGCTTTGGTAAAACTGTATATCAAGAGATTCTTGGTTATATGGCAGATCCTGATTATGGTGATATTACTGACCCAAATGAAGGTAGAGATATTACTGTTGAAGTAGTATCAGCTGAAGACAGTGGTACTTCATACCCTGTAACAACAATCCGTGTTAAACCTAAAGAAACACCTTTAGCGGCATCTAAAGAAGATACGGATAAGTACTTAGCAAATCAGAAAGAAATTACTGAATTGTATTCTGAATTAACTTATGCAGAATTGAAAAATGTATTAGAAGGTTGGTTAAATCCATCGGCAACTTCTGAGGATGAAAAATCAGCATCAGCTGAAACTTTATCTTCAACGGCTAATAACGATGAAGAAGCACCATTCGATACAACTCCATCAAAACCAGCGGCAGCACCTTCTAAGAAATTAGATGATGTAGCAGCGGCATTTGATGACCTTTTCAATTAATAAAATAAGTTAATATATGGCGAAAGCAACTAAGGAAATAGACTTAGCGGAAGTACTCGCTGAGTCCCTAAACAAACAAGCAAAAGACCAAAAGGTAGCATTCTTTTTGGACAACAATGACTCCCCTACAAACGTAGAAGGTTGGGTATCAACCGGAGCATCAATGTTGGATGTGGCAATCTCTAATAGACCTTATGGAGGTTTGCCTGTTGGTAGAATTACCGAAATTACGGGATTAGAACAAAGTGGTAAATCATTAGTATCAGCTCACTTACTTGCCGAAACACAAAAGTTAGGTGGTATTGCTGTATTGATTGACACTGAAAATGCCGTAAGTAGAGAATTCTTAGAAGCCATTGGAGTAGATACAACCAAATTACTTTATGTAACAGCTGAGACTGTTGAACAATGTTTTGAATATACCGAAACTATTATCGAAAAGGTACGAGTTTCATCGAAAGATAGGTATGTAACAATTGTTGTGGATTCAGTAGCAGCAGCATCAACTGAAAAGGAGATGGAAGCTGATTATGGTAAAGATGGTTACGCTACGGATAAAGCAATTATCATTTCCAAAGCAATGCGTAAAATCACAAATCTTATTGGTAGACAGAAAATCACT